ATAAATCGCGATACTCGTTTGTTCACTGTTGCGCCCCCTGAGCACTATCTTGCTTGTTTGATGGTGTTCTCCCCTTTTTGCGACACTATTTACTCTAGCAGTCGTAGTAAACCCATCATGGTTGGTTTAGGCACAAAGTACGGGTTATGGCAGGAAGTAATTTCTGCGCGTTTCCAAGGAAAATGCTTATCTATTGATGGGAAAAAGTACGATACGCGTCTTGTTGCATCTTTACTTTGGTACGCGAGTTTGGTCTTACAGGATCATGTTGCGGACGAGTATAAGAAAGCGGCTGATGTGTTAGTTACTGAAACTATCTACGCACTGCTAGTTACATTTAGTGGCGTTGTTCTCGCAAAACACGGTGGCAACGCCTCTGGTGGTTACTTAACGCTTGTTTTAAATTGCCTTGCGCAATTATTGTTATTGATTCGCTCTAACTTAAAACGTTGCGGTTGTACTATCGGAAGGACGTTAGTCCCTGGTATAGTTGGTGATGATGGAACATATTGTCTTAATGGTTGTAAATTGACCACAGAAGATTTAATTTTTGATTTCGGTGAGTATGCCACGATATTGAAAGATGTTGAAGAGCATTACTCGCTGGACACTATTAAATTTTGTGGTATTTCTATAGTCAATGGACAATTGATACCGCGTGAAGGGAAGTTTTATGCTTCTATCTTCTATCGCCGAGGTCGTTCAGTCCCCTTCGATTATCAGCGGCTTCTTAGCCTTTGGAAAGAGCTCTTCCAGAATAGAAAGTATGGAAAAAGAGTTCTCCGTGTTTTGCGTGTTTATCAGCAGAAGTTTGTGGACCTCGATGAAGTAGAGTTTTCTATTGAAGAGTGTTTATTCGAGAGGTATGGAGTGGTAGATCCTAAAACATGTGCCACTTTAAAAACAACTTACGCTGGGCTGTTAGATACACTCCAGTCCAACGTTCGTATTTTCTCAGAGTATATGCCAATTCGTACTTCTGCTGGTCGTCGTGCACGTCGACGTCGTTATCGTGCTTCTCGTGCATCTCGTAGCCGAGGCGGCCCAGTTTCTTCTCAGCGTCCTTTGCGTGTTGATCGCAGCGTGTATAATCCTATACCTCGCCGTGCTCCTACTTTTAACGCTGTATCGAGGGAACAAGTTGGTGGTCTTGGTGGCTCTAGACGCGCGAGAAATCGTGGTTCGCGGAGTGTTGGAATGATAACTTCAGGTGTTTCTGTGTCTGAGTGCACGTGGGATTTTGCTGCTGCTTTGGAAAATCCGCGTGATGGCCCTCTTGCTTGTCTGCCTGCGGGTATGCCAGGCAATACTGGTCGTCTGCGATGTGTTGCAAAGAATAGTGGAACGCTCAATGCTAATGGCGAAGGATTTATTTACTTTTGCCCTGGCAATATGATTGCAAATGATGTTGCATTTGCTTATCGTACGGGCACCACTTATGCTACTTCCCCACCTGCTTTTGCGACGACAGGTACCGGTGTTGCTACTGCTGGCGTTAGTAACTCCCCTTATGCGAGTTCCGCTATTAGTACTGTCGGTGTGAGATATCGTCTTGTCTCTGCTGAGGTGCGGTGCACCTTGGTGTCTACTGGCATGAACCAAAGTGGTTTTGCGTATCCGATTGAGTCCCCAAATCATGCTAGTATGACCGGCATGACGAGTGATGTTGTTGCGGTTCAGCAAGGCGTTGAAGCTCATAATGTTGCTTATGGAAAATGGATCAGTGTCAAGTGGCGTGGCCCTACTGACCCCGAGCAGCTTGATTTTCAAAATTCGCTTAATGCCTACACTTTTTGTATGGGTATTATGTTGTTGAATAGCACTAATGGTAATGCTGGGTCGACTTTTTTGAGTGAATATTACGCCACTTTTGAAACAATTGGTAATCCTGTTTTGAATCCCATTCCGACCACTATGGATCCTACTGGTTTTGCGCATATTTTGACGCGCTTGCAGTCTGTTGGACCACAGGCTATGCAGCGTGTTACTTCCAACTCGTTTTGGGCAACTTTGATTGAAGGAGTCGGTCGTCAAGGCTTGGTTGAGCTTTCTCGTTCACTCGCTTCAGCTGCTCCAGCCGTTGGTGCAATAATTATGCGGACTATGGGTCCAAGTCGTCTGCGTACTGGTTTGTAAGTTTTTCTTTCC